TGTTATTACATAACGACTATATGTAAAGGATACGGTGCATTTTAAAAGTTCTGATGCTTGATATGAAACTGGTATTGAATTCATACTAATAGGAAAAGCATTAATGAATTGATATTGCAAATACCTACCCAAATAATCTTTTTCAAACTTTGTTATGTAAAGAGTATCTGTTTTATAATCTTCAGGAAAGTTTGCACGATAACTAAAATTTCTATCTTTTTGATTGTCTATATTTTGTTCGCCAACAATAAAAGACATCCAGTTTTCAAAGAAATCTATAATTTTATATTCTTTATCAATATAAAAAGTAAAATCTGCACGGTCATCATATTGTCTTCTGTATGCGTGTCTTTCTGTTACACCAGTATAGTCATTATTAATTTCGTGTGTTGCTAATGATGAACCAGGCAATGACGCTTCGGAGCAAGACAAAGTAATCAAATCTTGATTGTCAATATTCGAATAATCTGCACCAACAAATCCAGCCGTAACTCTTTCTCTTACAAAATTACTAAATGTATTATTAATAGAAGGTGGTTTAAATTCACACAAAAAATGTGAAGTAAGTGCTGGATTTAACAACTTACTTTTAATATCTGATACGCTCAGTGTTTTGGGATTTGGCGCTACCATCTATAAATATTTGTTGACCGTATATATTATGTAGACAAGTTATGGGAGAAAGTATTAAGAGCAAATACAAACCATCTTTTCCCAAAAAATATAAAGGTGATCCAAACAATATTATATGTCGCAGCAGTTGGGAAAGACGCTTTTGTAACTGGTGTGACCTAAATGAAAATATTGTAGCGTGGGGTTCAGAAGAATTTTGTATTCCATATCGTTCACCTGTTGATGGTAGGGTTCATAGATACTTTCCAGATTTTATCATTAAGGTTAAAGAACAATCGGGTGATATTAAAACCTATGTGATTGAAGTGAAACCAAAGAAGCAAACTAGAGAACCAAAGAAACCAAGTAGAACTACAAAAAGATATATTAGTGAAGTAAAAACCTATGCTGTTAATCAAGCAAAGTGGAAAGCAGCAGACGAATGGTGTAAAGATAGAATGATTGAATTTAAAATCATCACAGAAGACCACTTAGGTATTAAGTAATGGCTAAAGGTTTCGGACAAGACATTCAAACCTCATCACCAAGAGTCAATGACCTTAAAAGAAGAGTCAAAGGTTTAGTTGAGTCTGATGATATTATGTTTGAAGTTATTAGTGTCTTTCGTGAAACTGAAATTATACCTGATGTTGGAAAATATTATACCTTTATATACACACCAAAATCAAAAGATATTGAATTTGACCAGTTCCCATTAATTGCTTGTGTTGATGTTCAGCGATGGGGGTTTCGTGGTTTAAACTTTCATTGGGGTTCTGTTAGAAATTATACTTGGCAAGAAGTAGAAGGATTTCTACACGTCATAGAAAATAATGAGATAGATTATTTGCGTTCACTGAACTACGGCAGGTTCCTTAATAAATAAAGAAAAAGTCTATAAATGTCTCATACTCTACAAAAATTTGAGATGAATAATCCTCTTGTGGGTGGGGAGGATTTCTGATGGCTACTTATCAAGATAATCCGCCACAATATTTTCCATTAACTATTCCAAACAATTCAGTGCCAGATGTAGCAGGTTATTATGTAACGGTAACCGATACAGGAACAACAAATATTTTCAGAAAAAGTAAAAGCGGCGGAGTTTTTGTAGATACAAAAATAGGAGAAATTCCAAAGAAAGGAACTTTTGTTCCTGCTAGTGGAGGCGCTAGCACAGAAGAAACACAATATTTTTCAGGTACACTTAATGCAACAAATTTAATAACAAATCAAGCAGTTCCAGTTGTTAACAGAGGAATAGGTGGGGTTGCTGGAGGAGGAAATTCAAAAATAAATGATATTCTTGGAACTAATTTAGCAGCAATAGAACCAGCACCTAGCAATCTAGAGACATTAAATTTATCGGAAAGTATTCAAGCAAAAACGGTTAGAAATAGTTATGGTCCTTATTATTATCCACTTGACTTAAAAACAAATGAGAATGGACAAGATATAATTAAATTTACTATGAGGGATGCGCCATCAGTAGAAATTAATCCAAATCTTAATGCAGAAAAATCTATCAAGAGAATACCATCAAATATTTTGGGTTCTGTTTTTCTTCCCGTTCAACCAATAATTTCTGATAACAATGCAGTAAATTGGTCCGGATTAAGTTTAAATGCCCTCGAAGCATATGCTGTTAGCGAATCTTTAAGTTTAATGTCTGAGCCAGATCTACCAAGCTTAATGACTTCTGCAGGCGCGAAACTAGGAAAAGCATTTCAAAGACTAAAAGAAAATAGAGCAGCTCTTGGTGCAGGTGCAAATGTTTATCTAGCACAAGAAGCTCTTGGTCTTCAGGGTCTTTTATCTAGAACTACAGGAGCAGTATTAAATCCAAACTTAGAATTGCTTTTCCAAGGACCACAATTAAGACCGTTTAGTTTTACATTTAGAATGTCGCCAAGAAGCGCAAAAGAAGCGCAACAAGTTAGAAGTATTATAAGATTTTTTAAACAAGGAATGGCTGTTCGTGAAACTAATACAATATTTTTAAAAAGTCCTCACGTTTTTGACATTAAATATATGTTAGATGGATCTAATACAGATCATCCATCAATTAATCGTATTAAAACTTGTGCTCTAATTAATTGTAATGTAAATTACACTCCAGATGGAAGTTATATGACATTTAATGATAGTCTTAGAACTATGACTTCTTATGAAATAACATTACAATTTAGCGAACTTGAACCAATATTTGAAAGTGATTATAAAGACATAGCAGACGACGAGATAGGTTTCTAAAATGCCAAGTTACTTCAGTCAAGTTCCAGATTTTGAATATCCAAACTCTAATAATGAGGGTCGTTCAATATCGGATTATTCAAAAGTAAAAAACCTTTTCAAGCGCGGTAAACTTCGTGATGATATTTTTGGTGATCTATCGTTCTTTACTAAGTATCAAATCATTGGTGATGAAAGACCAGACAATGTAGCGTATAAATTCTATGAAGATGAAACATTAGATTGGTTGGTTTTGATTGCAAACAACATCATCAATATCCAAACAGAATGGCCATTGACTCAACAATCATATTATAACTTCCTGATTGATAAGTATGGTGATGAAGCATCATTAGCAAACATACATCACTATGAAACGATTGAAGTAAAAAATACTTCAGGTGCAACAATCGTTCCTGCTGGTCTTCACGTTCCTTCTGATTATAGTGTAAGTTATTTTGACTACCAAACTGATACTCAAGTATCAACCGCAAACATTACTGTTGCTGTAACTAATCAGGATTATGAAGATAGAATTCAAGATGCAAAAAGAAATATCTTCTTACTGAAACCAGAATACATTAATATAATTCTGAATGATATGAAGGAAATTATGAGATACAAAAAAGGTGGGACTCAGTATGTAAGTCCCACCCTTAAACGTGCTGATAATATTAGATTGTTTCAGTAATCATTCTTCAGCAAGACGCTGGAAGTATGACAGAGCATCATCTTCATCTTCATCAGACTTAGAAGAACTCAGGTTGTTCAGTTGAGCACTCAGGTCTTCAGGAAGTTCAGACTTCTGTGAACGGGAAGAAAAGTCGGGTGAATAAGAACCGCGATCATTATCTTCATCATTAGTCTCTTCGTCATAGCGAGGACGGGATGAAGTCTTTTGACCCAGAACCATCTTCAGACGGGTATCAAGTTGTTCATAGGACTTGAACTGGTCAGGTGCAACAACAGCAGCAAGGGAATACTGCTTTTTCCAAACTGCTTCCAGTGCATCGTCATCATCCAGAAGTGGTTCAACACGATCAAACTCAGACTTATCATAGTTCCAGTAACCATCCTTCTTCACCAGTTTCAGTTTGAAGTTAGCACCTTGCCAGAAGTCAAAGGGATTGATAGGGGTTTCATCTTCAAATTCAGGTTGCATAGCTTCCATAATCTTATCAAAGATTTTCTTGCCATACTTGAACAGGAAGACGCGACCTTCGTTCTGAGGATTAGCAGGATCCTTCACCACATAGATGTTGGAATAGTAAGACAGTTTACGCTTCTGCTTACGAACAGTTTCTTTATCTTTATCACTACCACTGTTCCAGAGTTCACGATTGTGCTCAGAAACAGGATCTTTCTGACCAATAGTAGTCAGACTATTTTCAATATACCAACCACCAGGACCTTGGAAGGCATGGGTATACAGTTTTGCCCAGGGAAGTTCTTCACCATCGGGGGCAGGCAGGAAACGAATAACGGCATAACCGTTACCAGTTTTATCCATTTCTGGTTTCCACAGGCGTTCATCACCGCTACCGCCTGTAGTATTCATCTTCTCAACTTCTTTGACCAGTTTAGAAGTCAGAGAACCAAGTTTAGATTGCTTTTTAAGATCTGAAAAGGACATTGGATTACCTCGGATTGTTTGTGGATTTGGCTTGTGTGTACTTCGTTATTCTACAGGTCTGAACCTGTTTCGTCAATTCTTTCACGCATTGCTTCAAGCATTTTACTCATATTATTAAAGATTACATTCATATCAACATTAGGTGGAAGACCCATCATTGATGCTGAATCTGCAATGCGTTTTTTCATTTCCTGTGCTTCAGGATCATCAGAAAGACTCAATCGTGTATAAAGAACTTTCTGTTTGTTCAGAAGTTGATCAAGAAGATCAACATGATACATTTTTTCTTCTTTAGTCATTGTGGGAAACTCAAAGACGTTTTTATAAACTTCTTCTTGCATCTCACTGATTTCAGTCATCTCAGCACGGACAACTTCAGACTTAAAGAAACTCATGATTCTCCTAAAACAACTTGCTTCAAAATTTTACGATAACGGAATACATCTATATGTAGGAAAGGAGAATACTTTTTTATTTTTAAACTGACGGTTTCCCACACTGGGTCTTTAAGTTTCTTATCGTAGTCATTTCCAAATGAAAATATTTGATTGTAGATAACTAAAGTTTCTAAACTAATACTTCCATTTAGATATTGTTTTAAGACTAACGGATGTCCCCTAGAGCAGTCAAAAACATCATCTACCTTTCTATTGTC